GCTTGAACGAACGGGTGTTTACCGGTCTAGTTTTACCGGCAACTCGGAAACCTTTTTTAGAGAAGGTCAACGAAATGTCGGACTGATGCTAATGGCACAGATAAACGAAGTCGCGGTTGAACAGTATGCCGTCATGTTAAAGGAGCACCAAGAAAATGTCCGACCAGATGACCGACGCAGCCGCACCTAACACTGAAGGCGCACCGACATCCGCAGTGAGTACGTCTAGTGAAACCACTAGCGCACCCAGTGCACAAAGTTCAGCATCACCTGCACCCCAGGATGCTTCACCAGGTGTAGACAAATCTGCTGAGACAGCCAACGCTGATGAAGCGCCCAACGCGGCCAATGAAGTCAAGGCCACAGGAGCTCCAGAATCGTATGCAGAGTTTGAGATACCTAGCGAAGTGCAGTGGGATGACTCAGGAAAAACTGCTTTTGCCAGTTTTGCGAAAAGCCAAAACTTATCGCAAGAGGCAGCGCAATCATTGATTAACGCCATGGCACCGGCAATGCAGCAGCGTCAAGCCGACGCGATTGCCCAAGTGCAAAGCATGTGGACTGAACAAGCCCGTGCGGATAAAGAGTTTGGCGGCGCGCAGTTAAAAGACAACTTGGTTATAGCGAACAAAGCGCTTGGTCAATTTGGCACACCTGAGTTGGTGAGCTTGCTGAAAGAAACAGGCTTGGGAAATCACCCGGAAATTGTGAGAGCGTTTTACCGAGCTGGCAAGGCTATCAGCGAGGACACGTTCGTCAAAGGATCGATGACTAGCCCTCAATCTAATCGCGATTATGCGTCGCATTTGTACCCCAATCAGAAACATTAATTGGTTCTGAGTGTTGAGATTAACTCAATTAAGTAAGAGATTCTCATCACATTTTTAAAGGATATTAATCATGGCAACTCTAGCTACCACCGCATTAACCCTGGCCGATTGGGCCAAACGTCTTGACCCCGATGGCAAGGTACCCACCATTGCTGAACTGTTGTCACAATCGAATGAAATCCTCGAAGACTGTATGTTCATGGAAGGCAACTTGCCAACCGGTCACCGCTCAGTCATTCGTACTGGCTTACCGACCGTTTATTGGAGAGCCATCAATCAAGGTATCCCGACATCGAAGTCAACGACTGCACAAGTCGATGAATCGTGCGGCATGCTGGAAGCCTATTCCGAAGTCGATAAAGACTTGGCTGAACTCAACGGCAATACATCGCAGTTTCGTTTGTCCGAAGACAAAGCGTTCTTGGAATCAATGAACCAAACCCAAGCACAAACGCTTTTCTACGGTAACCCTGGTACCGATCCAAAGCAGTACCTTGGCTTGGCGACACGTTATTCGTCCCTCTCCGCAGGTAACGCTCAAAACATTTTGTCAGCCGGTGGTTCAGGCTCCGACAATACGTCAATCTACCTCGTAGTGTGGGGCGACAACACAGTGTTCTGTCCGTTTCCAAAAGGATCGAAAGCCGGTCTGATTCATGACGACTTAGGTTTAAATACGGTGTGGGATTCGACCGGTGCACGTTACCAAGCGTACCGTACTCACTATCAGTGGAAAAACGGTCTGGTCGTTAAAGATTGGCGTTACGTCGTTCGTATTTGTAACATCGATGTATCCGACTTAATTGCTCAATCAGGCACACAAGCAGCGTCCGCTGCAACAGCCATCATTAAATTGTTGGCCCGTGCTCTGTATCGCATCCCTAACATGGCCATGGGTCGTGCTGCGTTCTACATGAACCGCACCACACACTCCGGTCTTGCTCTGGCTGCTATGGACAAATCTCAGTACGTCTTGAAGATCAACGAATCTCTGTCGCAGTTCGGTACTCCACAAAGCTATTTGAGCTTCTTGGGTGTTCCTCTGCGTCGTGTTGATCAGATTTTGAACACTGAATCTGTTGTGTCCTAAGTGATGCGATAACCACATTAAGTAAAGGAAACCTCATTATGATTACCGATGCATTTCTACGTCTCTCTGATGGTCAAGCACTGACCACGACCGCTGTCTCCACCAACACCATTGACCTGGGCGTCGCCCGTGACATGGGTGCGGGTGAAGAAATCTACATGTACTTCACCGTACCCGTGGCGCTTGCAGGTGGCACCTCTGTCACGTTTCAAGCCATCACATCAGCCGCTGCGGCACTGACCTCACCCACAGTCGTTGGTAGCACGGCTGCGGTAGTTACCGCGTCACTGGTGGCAGGTTACAAAGCAGCCATTCGTATTAACCCAGCGTTGTTTGCAACGGGTCAGCGTTATCTCGGTGCGCAGTACACCATCTCCGGCACCTACAGTTCCGGCACGGTGACCTGCGACATCGTCCTAGATATCGCTGACTTTAAAACCTACGCGTCTGGTTTTAGCGTTACTTAATAAAAGGAGCCTCGTATGCCGCACTACAAAGTTTTGCAAAAATCATTTATCAATAACTCAGTCCATGAAGAGGACGCCATCATCGAGTATGACGGCAAGCCAGGATCGAATCTGGAACTGATTGTTGAGCGCTCCAAGTCAAAAGCTAAAAGCGTTGAGCAAAACAATGATACGTCAATCGAGGATGCTGTTTGATCCGGTAGTGCGCAGGTCCGGGGGGCTCAATGCCCCCCGTTTTAACTAGCGAGGATTCTTGTGGCCAGTGAAGTCGATATCTGTAATTTGGCGCTCGCCCATCTCGGAGACACCGCAACTGTCTCCAGTATCAATCCGCCCGAAGGCTCACCCCAAGCAGAACACTGCCAACGATTCTACCCAATCGCTCGCGACTCCTTGCTTGAAATGCATACCTGGGGATTTTCTACTAAACGTATTGCACTCCCTTTACTGTCAACCACTGTTTCGCAGTGGGATTACGTCTATCAAGCACCCAACAATGTACTCAATTACCTGGCAGTCTTGGATGCAGAAGCCGCGGACGACTATTCGGTTAATTTTCCAATTGCCTATACCCAGCTCGGTGTCGTTAATACCGGTTTGGGACTGTATACCCCACAACCGTTTGAAGTAGAAACACTTCAAGACGGCACACAAGTCATCTACACCAATCAAGAAAATGCCACGCTTAGATATACCGCAAGCGTGACCGACACAACGACATTTAGCGCCTTGTTTATTGATGCATTAACGCATTTGTTAGCAAGCTACCTAGCCGGTCCTGTGATCAAAGGCGATGTGGGTCGACAAGAATCCAAAGGGCAATACCAAATATTTCAAGTAATTTATGCGCGTGCCACAGCATCCGACGCTAATAGCCGTCGCGTCATCGTTAAACAAAGCACACCCTGGATCGCGTCTCGCTAATGGACCCAAACGCATCGCTTGCCGATATTTTGTATCCCAATCAGGGCGACGACATGAAACGTCCCGATGGCACCACCAAAAGCATGAACGGATTTTTAGGAGCTATTACACGACCCGACGGAAAAATATCGACAGAAATATCGGCTGGGTTCGAGATTAATGGGAAAGAAACAGATATTCCTTTAATGGTGCCCGGACTGACTAAAAAAGAAATCGATTATTTAATCAAAACCGATATGGATTCGCCGACGTTTATGAAAAATATGCCTAAAGCAATTCAAGACAAAGCTATTAAACACGCTGAAAAACGAATGAAAGAGGGCAAAAGCGTTTTCTATGATGACAAAGAGGATGCCAAGTAATGGCTAATGTACGCACGTTACTTCGCTCTTTTGGTGCCGGTGAATTAACGCCTGAGTTTTTTGGGCGAATTGATGATGCCAAGTATCAATCCGGTCTGGCTACATGTTTAAACTTCATCACATTGCCGCATGGTCCAGCAGCCAACCGTCCAGGTACTGCGTATGTGCGTGAGGTTAAAAATTCAAACACCGTCACTAAAATTATCCCTTTTGCGTTTTCCACCACGCAAACCATGGTCTTAGAGTTTGGCGATCAATACATGCGTTTTCATACGCAAGGATCAACACTACTGGTGAGCGGCGTAACAGCCTACAAAGCAAGCGCTACTGTCACCATGACCATTGCTACTCCAGGTGTAGTGACATGGACAGGCCACGGGTTGGCTAATGGAACCTTGGTGGTATTTACAACGACAGGCGCGTTGCCCACAGGCGTTACGGCAGGAACACCGTATTACGTCATCAACGCAGCAACAAATACATTTCAGCTTGCAACGACGTCAAGTGGGACAGCAATAACGACAAGCGGATCGCAATCAGGTGTTCATACCGGACATAAATATTACGCAGTCGGTGACTTGGTAAGTAACTCATCGATTAATTATTATTGTGTAGCAGTAAGCTACGGAAACACGCCGCCTAATGCTACGTATTGGTATGCGTTAACTGGTGCTATTTACGAAATTCCAACACCGTATTTGGAAGCCGATCTTTTTGATTTGCATTACGTTCAATCGGCTGACGTATTAACGATTGTTCATCCTAACTATGCACCGCGTGAGTTACGTCGTTATGGCAGCACTAACTGGTTATTAAACACCATAAATTTTGCATCAACATTAACGGCACCCTCTGTTTCTGTCAAAGGAAATGGAAAAGGCACAGAATACTTTTATCAATATGTAGTCACTAGTATTTCTGATAATGGCTTAAATGAATCGCTGGCATCTGGATCAGCACAGGGCTCTTCTAAAACTATTAGTGGTATTACAAAAGCAAACCCTGGCGTGTTTACGACAGGAACGCACGGATTAGCCATTGGTAATTCGGTCTACATTTCAAATGTGGTCGGTATGACGCAAGTAAATAATAATTACTATGTCGTCAAAACTGTACCATCATCAACAACATTTACTCTCGAAGATAGCGCTGGAAATGCTGTCGATACCACTTCTTATACTGCGTATACATCGGGTGGGACAGTCTATATTTCGGGTGTTAAAAACAATTTGTTTGTCACCGGTGGTGCAAACACAATTACCTGGGATGACGTTGTTGGAGCACAAGCGTATAACGTCTATAAATTTTCAGGCGGGTTGTTTGGATACATCGGTCAAACTAATGGCACAATATTTGTTGATGACAACATTAGTCCCAATTTAGGAAAAACTCCGCCTATTTATGATGCAGTGTTTTCTGCAACAGGTGATTATCCTGGTGCAGTATCGTACTTTGAACAACGTCGATGTTTTGCGGGTACAAATAATAAGCCACAAAACATTTGGATGACCAAGTCAGGTACCGAATCCACCATGACGTATTCGCTTCCCATACGCGATGATGATGCAATTAATTTTAGAGTCGCAGCACGCGAAGCCAACACCATTCGTCATATCGTCCCATTGACTAATTTGGTGTTATTAACGAGCTCCGCTGAATGGCGTATCACCAGTGTAAATACGGATGCCTTAACACCTACGTCAGTGTCCGTTAAACCACAATCCTACATTGGGGCTAATAACGTCCAACCCTGTATCGTTAATAACAACTTGATTTACCCAGCCGCTCGCGGTGGTCATATGCGTGAATTAGCCTACTCATGGCAAGCTAACGGGTATGTCACAGGCGACTTGTCATTGCGCGCCCCGCACTTGTTTGATAACTACACTATCGTTGATTTGTCCTACGCTAAAGCACCTCAACCTATCGTGTGGGCAGTCAGTTCATCGGGCAAGTTGTTGGGGTTGACGTATGTTCCAGAACAACAGGTCGGTGCCTGGCATGAGCACGATACCGATGGTACGTTTGAGAGTTGTTGTGTTGTTGCCGAAGGTAATGACGACAGGCTTTATGTGGTCGTTAAGCGCACCATTGGGGGAGTGACCAAACGCTATATTGAACGCATGGCTACTCGCTTATTTACCTCAAAAGCTGACGCATTTTTTGTCGATTGTGGTGCAACTTTAGATACCACCAACACGTCAGCTACCACGGTAACTGTCTCCGGTGGGACCGTTTGGGATTCCTCAGAGCTGTTAACCATTACTGCAAGCTCGGCATTATTTCAATACCCAGCTCAAACTGATGTCAATGATGCCATCGTGTTTACCTCAACCGTTGGCATCATATATCGATTAACGATCACTAGCACCACATCAACGACTGTGGCAAAAGCTCGGGTGGATAAGTTACTACCGGCAGCTTTTAGAAATACAGCAACACTGGCATACAGCTTTGCACGCGATGCCGTCTCCGGCCTTACTTGGCTTGAAGGTAAAACAGTTTCTATTCTTGCTGACGGTGCCGTGCACCCGCAACGCGTGGTCACCAGTGGCACGATCACGTTAGATCAAGCATCAACCAAAGTGCAAGTCGGACTACCGATTATTGCGGACTTGCAGACCTTGCCGTGGAACGCGCAATTAGATGCGGCCTATGGTCAAGGCCGCATGAAAAACGTCAATAAAGTATGGCTGCGCGTGTATCGCTCAAGCGGAATTTTTGCAGGACCATCAAAAGATTTGCTTACAGAAACCAAAGTAAATCTGAAAAATTATGGTGAGGCAGCCGAATTAAAAACCGAAGAAATCCCATTAATGATTGACCCATCGTGGTCAGACTCAGGGCAAGTGTTTGTGCGGCAATCAGACCCACTGCCACTAACCTTGGTATCGATGACTATGGAAGTGGCTATCGGCGCGTAACGCATTCGTATGCGTCACGGAGGCGCAACTAGGTAAGGTACGTCCTACAGATTTAGGAGGCACTATGGCAGGATTTGAAGGCGGAGGGGCAATCGCGCCGATCATGATGACCTTTGGTGCGATTAACTCGGCCATTGGTAGTTATTACCAAACGCAAGCGTCAATCCAGAATTACAAGTTTCAATCGCAAATGGCCGGCATTAATGCACTTATTAGTGAAACCAATGCCCAAGCAATGTTACTGGCCGGTCAGCGTGCAGAACAAAATGTGCGTTTGCGTGGTGCCAGAATAAAAAGTGCGCAGCGCGCATCGATGGCGGCCAATGGTATTGATCTGCAAAGCTCCACCGCTCAAAATGTCTTAAACAGCACCGACGTATTAAATGAAACAGATGCATTAACGGTGCAATCAAATGCGTTAAAAGCGGCTTTTGGCTATCGCACACAAAGTGTGTCGGATAAAAATTCTGCCAACATTTATAGCGCCGTATCCGATGGCATGAGTCCACTGGGTAATGCGACAGGAAGCTTGCTGTCCTCTGGTGGAGCTGTGGCTGAGTCTTGGTACAAGTACAGTCAACGATCGTCACCATCACTTACTGGAACCATATAACTAATTATGCCTCGCGTTCCCGTTTACGAAACCGCAGTTTCTGACCAAGCCCAACCCCAGGCTCGCATATCCGCGCCTGAATTTCCATCAAGTTCAGTAGGTAACACCCAACAAAAATTTGGTGAAGGGATGATGCGTGGTGCGGCCAGTTTAGGTGCCATTCAAGAAGCTATCACGCAAGATGTTAATCAAACGCGTGTCATTGATGCCGTTAATAACTTAACCCTAGAAAAAGAATTATTAACGTATGGAAAAAATCCAGATGGAACCACCGTTGGTTATAGCTATTTAAAAGGGCAGGATGCACTTAAAAATACTAAGGGTGACAGTTCAACGGAATCCGTTACTGACTATTATTCGCAAAAATTTAAAGACAAAATTGATTCACTTAGTAAAACCCTAGGCAATGATGCGCAGCGTTTGCGCTTTAGCCAAGCGGCCAACACACTGCATAATCAATTTGTGGCTGGTGTCAACCAGCACAGTGCGCGTGAATATGAAAACTATAAACTTAATACGCTCGATAATCAGATTAAATTAGGCGTTACTACGGCAACCCGTAACTGGATGGATTTTGAGAATCCAACGGGTGTGTTTGCAGATCAAATTGCTTTAGTAAAAAACGGCGTTATTGCAGCGTCTGCGGCACGCGGCTATCAAGGCACACCGGCCAATAAAGCTACAGGTGAGCCAGCCAAGCTTGATCCTACGACTAAACAGTTAGTCGACGACACATTAAGCAAATTACACCAAGGCGTAGTTAACTCCATTATTACTAGTGGCACGTTCGATCAAGCGCAAAAATATGTCAAACAATTTAGTGAGCAAATTGATCCGCCAACTAAATCAATTGTAGATCAACAACTACGTATGTTTGCTGTCAAAGAAACAACAGCAAAAGTCAGCGCATTAACCGATAGCGCACTAAGTGTATCAACGGGTTGGCGTGAACCTGCTGGCCCGTATGCTGAAAACAAGAAAAAAATTATTGATACAGTAGAAAATTTAGCAGTAATTAGTGGATTTGGAAAAGACTCGGACTACGCCCAAGATTTAGTTAAAAAAGCAAACACCAACTTGGCAGGTCAAGTAGTCAACCAAATGCTGACTCAAAATAAAACAGGTGAGGCGGCTGAGTTTTTAGCAAGCGTCAGTACGCAAATTGATCAAGGTGACTATCAAAAGCTATACGCGCAAGTTAAGAAATTAAACACAACACAACTAGCCAGCACTGAAGCTGACAATGTTTGGACAACCACTGTTGGAGCATCTAACAATTACAACAAAGCTGTTGATCTTTTTAAAATGGAAGCGGCGGTTCGCGAAAAGTATAAAGACAATCCCGAGTTAGTCACAGAAACCATTAATCAGTTACGCAACAGAAAAACGGCGTGGGATGCATCGCAAGGTGAGATGAAAGCAGGAAATACAAACGCCGTTATGGAGATGATTTCTAAAGGTCAAAACTATCATAAATCTTCCGCCTGGTTGAGCTTAGATGCTACCTCGCAACGATCTATTACTGAGCATTTGCAAGACCGTGCGTATGCGATGAAGTCGCGCTCGATTCAAGAAGAAAACCAACACCAGCAGCAAATAGCGAAGAAAACATTCCCAGCGTATTTGACCTATAGCAATCCTGATGTATTAGAGAAAATGTCGCGACAAGAAGTGCAAGCCTTGTTGCCACAACTAGGTGACCAACATACGGCAACATTACTTCAGCGCTGGGAATCGCTACAAAATGCTGAAGGTAAACGCACAGCTCACATCGATGTCAATACGTTTAATGAAGTGGCTCAAGAATTTGATTTGCGACCTTACAAAGAAAATAAAACAGAACAAGAAAAAATTAAACTCGGACTTGTTAAGTCGCGAGTCGATGATGCATTAGATGCATTAGCAAAAACGTCTCGCGACAAAATTTCTGTAGAGCAAAAAACAATCGTTATGCGTGACATTATGGCGCGCACCATTACGACAGAAGGGTTCTTATGGGGAACCACTACGGTGCCAGCGGCAACCTTATCACCACAAGATGTTCAAAAGATTGTTGTGCCACCGGATCGTCGAAGTGAGATTATAAAAACAATGAGTTCATTGTATTCAGAATTTCCAGACAATAAGGATTATGCGCCGACCGAAATTAATGTAAAAAAGTTTTTCTACAATATGAAGCTTCGAGGCTATGCTAAATAATGGATAACGATTACATTGATGTTCTCCGTAATGAAGCACGCATGCGTCAACAAAGTAGCCCAGGCGTTGACAGCGTTGACCCAATGGTTCAGTTTGCCGAAGAAGAGCGTGCCAGACAACGACAGTTATATAAAGCTACAACCGTCCCAGCCTTGTCAACCAACCCCGATGTTTTTGCAAAACAAAAGCAAGACGCCGCATTGCTTAACGTCCCAACGGCGGTGGTGCAAACCCTGCCACAAGACAGTGCTCGACAAGTTCAATTAAAAGCACTCGACGACAATACCGCTAAAGCGCCTGTACTGCGTCAAAAATATACCAATGCTGATTTTGCGAAGTTGGCACATGACGATTCACAGTCACTCTCCATTATCGAGCGATCGTTAAATTATATTTTTTCAAAAGGCGATAGTGGGCTAGTCAATGAAGTTGGCGCTGCAACATATAGTCTGAGTTCTGGCTTCGCTGGAGCATGGCGTGCAGGTAGCGAAAATTTTGCTAACCTAATTGATGCCAATAGCAATCTAGGTTTATCGCTGCTGCCAGAATCGATGGCCGCCAGAATTAAAAAAGTAAATGATGCCAACAGCCCGTTGCGCGATTCCTTGCGCGCTTTTGGTAACTATTGGAAAAACGAAGCAGAATTAGCAAAAGCGACAGCAGAGAGAATAAGTCCGCCCGATCAATCCATTGGTGGTGGTGGTGTGCAATCAGGCGTTCAGTCGTTTGTGCAAAACATGCTGATCGTACCAACAGCCTTCATTCCTATTGTAGGACCCTACGCTTCACTGTCGTTATTGGCTACATCAGCAGGGGGCACTGCGTACAACGAAGCCAGAAAAGAAGGACTTGAGCCAGGTGCAGCGTTAGGTTATGGATTACGCCAGGGTGGACTAGAAGCAGCGTTTGAAATTGCACCCATTTTAAAATTAGTCAAAGACGTAAAAATTGGTTCGTCCCTCTCGCGCATGTTCGTAAACAATCTTGCGCTTGAGATACCTGGTGAGGTTTCCACAACACTACTGCAAAATCTCGACACGTAT